CGCATGTGGTATCAGTCACGGGTGATGTGTTTGTATCACGAACTGCCGCATCTAAGATGTCCAAGTATTGACCTGAAGCCATAGTCGCGGTTGACTGATCCTGTGTGAGATTAATTGTGGTTAAGTCAAGAGTGAATAGATTCACGCCTTCGTTAACCCATTTAGTTAAAAGTAAGTTAAGGGAACGTCTAGCTGTTACTAAGTCGTAACCCGACTTAAGTTCTAATCCGACGCGCTCATGCGCCTCTTGTATTATCTCAGCTATGTCTAAGCTGAATGTATATGTGCCAGAAGTTGCCACGTGCCCCCCTTACTAACAGTAAGTAATTGTTACCGAAGTAGTTGCTGTTAAATCTAAGTACACTCCATTTTCAAAAACCATACCATCTTCTGGTATTAACATACTCAAGCCATCAACACCAAAACCCACTTGTAGTTTTAATTCGCCTGAAGTACTTGTACCATCATATAGTTTAACAGTTGATGAAGCAACGCCTGCCGCTTGAATTGATTTAACTCTTACTCTGCCCAGAAAATCTCCTGTAGCATTTACCGCTAAACCAAATCTACCATCGGTAGTTCTAGTTGATGCTTTTACATCTGATTTATAACCCATTATAAACTCCTTGTTGTGGGGGAGTTGCCTCCCCCGTTAAATTATTTACCAGCAGTTGCGCCAGTATCTACTCTAATCCAGTTCGAACCGTCAGAGAAAACTAAGTTCCCTGTACCGTTACCTGTAGTTTCAGAAGCTTTTAATGCATCTGATACAAATAGGATACGACCTGTATTTTCTGAAGCTGTTGGCAAATCTGCAAAAAGAATTGCGGTAGCTGTAAAACCGTTATTTGAAATAACTGGTCCTGAAAAAGTAGTGTTAGCCATATTAACCTCCTTGGTGTATAGACCGAGTTACATAATCTCTATACCGTCTGCTCAACTCAGTTTATGTAACTTGTTATGTTGAGAAAGAGAGGGCGATAACACCCTCTCTTAGTTTTTTAATTATTAGGCTGCGCCTGGAGTACCGAAGATACCTCTCCAATCGGTGAAACCGAATGAATATCTTTCTGATACTTTGTAGCGTAAGTTTCCTGTCTCAAAATCACCTTCAACAGCTTTTTTAAGTGAACGTCTTACGAAATGCTTCATGCCATCTGGCACGTCAGTCATTAAGAAGAACGCATCAGGGTCAGTTAGACGCTGATTAACTGCTACGCCACCAGGGATCATTCCCATTGATTTCATAGCGTTAATATCATTGTCAGCTGTACCTGGTCTTAAGTTACTGTTAATGATTCTTTCAGCAATAAACATTAACTCAGGTGGAACGATTAGCTTCTGACCTGTAGCTGCAACAGGAATACCTCTATCGTCTGTCATTTCAGAAATCTGAATTAACATTGTCTCTAGAGATGTTTCTGATAAGTCAGCTGCAGTTGCGAGAATGTTTGAAGCTGTTCCGCCACCGCCAAGTGGGTGAGCGTTATTAAGCATACTTACTCCGTCACCACCGACTACTGTGTTAAAGCCATTGTTTAAGATGTTAGCACCTTTGATTTCTTTTGTGTGCTGCATTGATCTTGCTAAAGCTCTAGCGTACTTTGCACCAAGTGAACCGTAAAGACCATCTTCTTCAGCTTCCTCAGTAATTGAGAATGCTAATGCGATTGTCTCGTGTGTATATCTTGCTACAATACCTTCTCTTCCTGATTCGTAAGAGATAGCTGCGCCTTCTGCTTTAGTAGGAGCTGCACCGAAACCAATCATCTGTACATCTTCTTCAAAAGCCTTTTGTGATTGCTCAACAGAGAATATTTCTCTCCACTGTTCTGGGTAACGATCATATTCCATACCAAAAATAGTGTTGAGGCCTAAGTTAAGCTGTTTTGTAAATAAAGATCTATTTAATGCCATAACTTATTATACTCCTGCGCCTTGAGTCGATAATCTGTGCTGGTTGATAACTACTTCAACTTTAGCATTCTCACCGAAATCATTATTAGGCTCATCTACTTTTCTTAGAACTCTAAGAACAAGTGAAGTTGCTGCTAGAGTGTCGTTATCCAACTCTTGTTGTGAATAACCGTAAGTAGAATTACCTGCTGTTAATAGAACGTTTGCTGTCTCACCAATATTAGCTTGAGCAATAGAACCGTTACCGGCCTGTACTGTGTAAGTAATCATTGGGTCGTCATAAACATAAGCTTTCACTGTTGTGTTAGCTTTTACTGTTGTGCCGGAAGTCCATTTTTTTACAAACTTCACGTCACCTGTACTTTCATCGACATATTCAGCGCCGTAAAATACTCCAATTGCTTTTTCGTTATTAGCGAAAGTGTCTAAATATCCATCTGATCCGAGATCTACGATATCGCCAGAAAAGAAATTTGCAGCTTTGCCATTCGCAATTAGGTATTCATTGGCTCTGATCACGCCGCCGGTTAAGTGTCTTTTAGGTACAAAACCGTTTGGTGTGTCTGCGTTAGCCATTTTATATTTACCTCCTTAAAATTGCCATTGCCTTACTCACCACCTACTGTCGTTTTAGATCGATGTTCTCGTTGAATAGGATTTCCTGGTTGTTCTGATCTATGTAAGTCATGTTCGACTGCAAGTTCTTGATTTCGTGTTTTATTTGCATAATATTCATTACGCTGCGAAACCATTTCCTCTGGCATTTCACAAAGAACCATTCCTTCAACGCCAATGTAACCGGCGAACTTACCATGCTCAACAGTAGCTACGGCGAAATCTTTAGACACTGTCTTTGGATCTCTTGGTTGCCAACCTTCTCGCAT